GAGGAGGGAGTGTCCTGTCGCTCTCTTAAAAACTCGTTGCTTCTTTTTGGTTTGTTTTTATTTTTTGCTGCGGCTCTTTGTGATCCGAGTTTGCCGCCGTGTGATCGGTTGCAGTGGAGGTGTGCGAGTCCTGATCCGTCGAGGCCTGGGGTGAGGTCTCCGGTCTCGGCTAGGGGTGGGTCGTGGTCTGCGCTTGCTCCTTGGGGACTGTTGCGCGGTAGTGTCATGTCTATGTCGTGCCCGCACCTGATACACACTGGTTCGCAGTTGTCCAGCACCATCTTGACCCATGTCTTATAGGCGGTTGATGTCCTACCCCCTACCCCTCCCCTGGTTGTGGTCATAGTGTGGTCTTGGTCATGATGCGGTTGATGGCGGCCTGGGGGTAGCCCTTGGCCTTGGCCTGGTCTGCCCTCATTAGGCGGCTGAGTGTTTCTTCTCGGCAGTAGAGGCATGGCATTGTGGTGTGGTTGTCTGTGTCTACCCATCCTTTGTAGCAGCGGGCGTGGTCGCATCCACAACCTGGCTTGGCGCAGTGCGCGTCGTATTGGTCTGGTGTGTATCCCATTTGGTTCCCCTCATGTTTAGTGATTTAATTCTTTTTCTTTATGGTAGTGCAGCTCGTGGCCTGCGGCCCGAGACTAGAGGCGTGGTGCACTTCGTGCTCTTGTTTTTGTTTATATCTCTCCCTACCCGTTGGGGCTTGTGCTACCCGAAACCAGTGCTGTATCCTCCGTCATTCTGGTTAATCGGCTACCCTGTGGAGATCCGAGCGCCAGGGCATTCACACGCTACAACGCCCGATCATGGCGGCGTGGCTTGTTGTAGGTGGTCGATGAACCCTGAGCATGTGTGCTTGTCTAGGCCGGCCAGTGATCCTACTGTGGGCTTATTCAGGCCGACTAGGTAGGCGTTGAGTGCCGCCACCTTGTCTAGTTCGTCCTTGATGCCTTGCTTGCCCATGATGGCGTGACAGGCCTTGACCTGTGCAGCTGTCGCTGGGTACATGCTGCTGCCCTTAGTCGTGGCCCCTGTCGAGTAGGCGGCCTCTTTGGGTGCTTCGGTCTGCCAGGGGTCGTCTGGATCGGCCTCGGTAGTGTGGATTACTTTCTTGCGTTCTGTGGCGTGCTGGATCTCATCCTGTGTGGCGATACTGGCATCTATCCCTATGCCGAGCGCCCCGATAGCGCGGCCCCATGCTGAGGTTTCTAGGTTCTGGATCTCGCTGCCCCTCGTGAAGTTGGTTGTGCCTGGCACTATCTCCCACGCCGTGCCTACACCTGGTCGGTCGTCTGTCGGTGTCCGGTAGGCGTAGGCGCGGCCCATAGCCCACTTTTTGTCACCAATGTCTATGAAAGTCGGTGTGCCCATTTGTAGTGATCCCTCTGGGTAGCGGGCGTAAAACAGTTTAATGCGGTCAGCGACCTGGATATAGCCGTCCATGTTGTAGCTCATCCTCGGCCCCCTATCTTGCCCCACATGAAACCGACAACGAGCCCACCGATTAGGCAGCTGAGGCCTAGTATTGCGGGGCTCATGCTGTGCGCCTCCATAGTCGGATAGACCGCCCATTGTTGGACTCTCGGCTGCTGGTCACATAGTCGCCCTGACTCTCGATAAGTCCTTGAGAGTTCCACGACCTGAACAGCGCACCGATCTGGTTAGGGTGACCGTCAGGCTTGCCCACGTTGTCTATAAGGTCGTCAGCTGTGAGTAGGCCACCGATTGCCACGCTTTTGCGGTAGATCGTGCACAATACCCGCCACTGTGGATCTATGTCGGCCAGCAGTTTGGTGTCGTCCCTGTCGAAGCGTTCGCAGTATGTGCACAGGGCTCCTGTGCAGCTGTGCGCTGGTCGGTCTAGGCGTATGTCGCCTATCGTGTTAAAGAGTGCTGTTTGGTCGGTCATTGTTTCCCCTTCGCTTGTGGTGCTTGTGGGTGTGTGGCCCTAGCCACAAGTCCAGGGCCACACTGTAAGACTTCGCCAGATCGTATGCGCCTGGCGTATGGGCCTTCCCCTGCCCTGGTAAGTCTTAGCCGTAATTGTTGTGAGTCGGTAGGCCCCTGTCAAGGGCTTTGCGTGTTTTCGGGCGTGTTGGGGATAATCTCGGGGCTCCAACGGTCACGCCTGGTGCGCCGGTAAGCCAGGCGCGGTTTCCCGCCCGCGTACACAACCAGCATTTGACCGTCGAGGCCGTCAAAGTAGTCTATGTCAAAGACGTCATAGGTAACCAGGGGCTCCTCTCTACTCATCAGCAGGCCCGATCCGTGTTAGGCCAGTGGTGTCGCCCTTTGCCGTTATCCCAGATCAGCCAGAAGGCGTGATCCTGGTACAGCTTCGCCCACTTGTTAACCGGCTCTGATCGTAGGATGCGGCCAATATAGATCGCCTGCCATTTGGGTACGCCTTGCTGCCGTAGACTTTTTTGCACCATCCAGCCTGCGCCCACGCCCATAGCTGGGCTGAGCTGGTACGCTCCCCGATAGGGTTCGGACGCCTTTGCCCCATAGGCATGCCGTGACTCAAAAAAGCGTATGCATAGACGCCGCTTGTTATCTTTGGGGACGTACCCTGGGCCCTTGTACAGTGACGCCGCTTTGTCGTGCATCTTTTGGCCGCCGGCTATCGGGTCGGGTAGGTCGTGCCACTCTCCAGCTGTGGGTGTGATGGTGAGCGCCGCGGTTAATGCGAGCGCCGCGATCATTTATTTCCAATGATCGTGACGTTGCTGCTGACTCTTACCCGCCTGTCTATGATGCTGTCTACGCTTTGGCGGTCTATCCTACGCTGCCCGCCTGGTGTCGTGATTCCATTAATAGCGCCGCTGTCAACGTAGCGCCTAATGGAGTCTCGGCTAACGCCGAGTAGCTCGGCGGCTTTCCCTGGCTTAATATATTCGGTCATTTGTTCCCCTTTAGCGCCTTGTTGAGTGCCTTACGGCGTCGTCTTTTTAATGCTGGCGATCGTGTCAAGATAGGCAGCGGCCACGCTGTGCCGTCCCTGTCTGCCTTGCTGGTAAAACTAACATGAATGTGCGCTTCGTGTCCCCACGACCCGCTGCGCCATGTCCAGAAACTTCGCTTGTATGTGCCCGACGCTATCCGGTTCTCGTAAACCACATATTTGAGGCGGTTAGATCCAGGCAGGCCACTCTGGGCGTAGTCGAGCAGCTGGTTAGTGAGCCGGCGGGCTGATCTGCCGTTGCGGTTCTTGCCTTTCCCCAGGTTTTCGTCTATGTCTATGGCGTGAACGATTCCGGCCTTATTAGGGTTGTGGTCGGATTTGCGGGCAGCGTGTGCACTGTCGCCGATCCAGCCGTCGGAGCGTTTATCGCGCTTCGGCCACCGCTTGTCGACCTGGTCGCGGAGCCTAACCCCGCCCTTGCATAGTTTCGCCATGATGCCTCCCATATCTCGGGTCGGTTTTGTTTAGGGCGTTGATTACTACTGGGATCACAGCTGCACCGATAGCCACGATAAGCGGGTGCACATCAGCGGTAGTTAGCCAGGATAGGACTGCGCCTAGGGCAGCGCCGCCCGTGATCTTGACCAATGAGCCTTCCCAAGTGTTTGCGAGCCATTGCTGCATTTATTCCTCCAGTCCTATGTGTTCCATAATGCGGGACACCTTTTTGGATACGTCACCGAGTGACTCGCCAGAGTTATAATAGCCTGGCTGGATTGACTGAGTTGCCTTAGCGATTTCGTCCCTCACGACGTTACGCACTAGCCACACGAGGCCGGCTCCCATTGTCGCCAGTATTACTAGGGTTGTGGCCAGTAGGCCTACCCAGTCGCCGAACGTCACGGGGTTAGCGGGCGGCTAGTTTAGCTCGGACGATTGCGCGGGCGCGTTCCGTCGAGGATTCAACTGTGACGGTTTTCGGTGTGGCCTTCTTTTTGGGCTTCTCCTCGACCTCCGGCTCGTCGAACTGCTCTACTGGTTGTGTTTCCATTACTACTCCTCAACTATCGGGTCGGGTGCTATTGGTGCGATAAACTCGTCAAGGTCGGGGTCGTAAGTGAAACCTTGACCCGCATAGATGCCGCGAAAGTTGCCGTTGTACGAGGTGAGTTTCCAGTCACCGTCTAGACCCAGATTGTGTAGGTACTCGTTGGCTGCTACTTCGACTTCGGGCGTGAACTCGCCACCGTCTGGTAGGTCGCTGTTGTTGAGTACGATCACTTCACGGACTATGTTGCTGTCATCTATTTTTGCTATGTGTGCCATTTAGACCGCCACCCTAATAATTACTACGCCAGAACCGCCCGCGCCACCAGCGGTTAAGTTCGCTGAACCGCCACCGCCACCGCCGGTATTGACTGTGCCAGCCGTCCCCACGCCTGTGGCGGTTCCACCGCCACCGCCACCCGTCCCGCCGGTACTCGTCCCCGACGAATAACCGCCGCCGCCGCCGCCACCCGACCTAGTTGTAGCAACGTTGTCGAGGCTACTGCTAGCCCCCGCGCCACCGTTACCTAATACCGTTCCGGTGCCGTTAGCCCCCACCGCTCCGCCGCCGCCACCGCCACCAGAGCCTTGATAGGGGCCTGTTCCGGTTGAGTTACCCCCAGCGAAGCCTTGTCCGCCTATTGCTGACCCGCCTGTTAAAGCCACTGTGCCATTTCCTGAAGCCCCGCCACCAGAGCCCCCATA